ACACGCCGGCCATGCCAACCTGGAGCAGCTTGAACCCGGCGTACAGCTGGAGCACGTTCGACAGCAGCCCGGTCGGGATCGCGTTGACGAGCTTCGCGAGCGCGTTAACCAGCGTCAGCACGGACAAGCCCGTGTCGGACGCCGCAGCCACCAGGTGCACCAGGGCCTTTGCGAGGTTCCCGAGCGTCTCCCCGACCTGCGGGCCGGCCTTGCGGACGTAGTCCATGAACTCGGACAGCTGGCTGCTGCCAGTGCCGCCGGACATCGTCCGCATGAAGTGCACGAGCGCATCGTTCGCACGAGACAGAGCACCCGTTGCGAACTGGCTGAACGTGTCCATGAACTTCGAGAACTCGGAGGACTGGATTCCGCCGCCCAGGATGGTCATGAACCGATCCAGCTCGGTCGACGCGCCCTTCACCGCCGGGGTCAGCTTCGGCAGCAGCGCGCCGGCTATCGCCAGGCCCTTGGTGAAGACCGGCATGGTGTCGCCGGCCAGCGACTTGGACCACTGCTTGTATTGGTCCTTCAGCACGGTGAGCGCGGCGGCGGCCTTCCGGGTGGCCGGGTCCATGCCGCGGACCTGCTCTAGGTACGCCGACTCTGCCTGTGCGGCCTCCTTGCTGGCCGGCCCGTGCTTCTTGACCGCGTCGTCGTACTTCTTCTGCGCGTCGGCAGCGTCCTTCACCGCCGCCAACTGGCCAGCGATAGCCAGCCCGAACGCCCCTACCGCCGCGCCAGCGGCCGTGAGGTTCGCGGCGATCGGCACCGCCGACGCACCGATCGGGATGAGGGCTGGCGACAGAATGAGTGCGGCTTTGCGGAGGTTGTCCATGCCGCGGCTGGAGTCGTTCAGGCTGACGCGGAGGTTGCCGCCACCGCCGCGGAGGTCACCCATGGTGGTGGTGAGTCGGCGCATGCTGCCGTCGAGTTCGTCCGTGTCCCGGCGCAGCGTGCGGGACCGGTCCGAGATGGTGCTCAGCCGGCCGTCTGCGTTACGGGCCGCCGTGTTCAGCGAACGGAGCGCCCGGGACGCGTCCTGCGCGGAGTCCTTCAGCGCGCGCAGCGAAGCCGCAGCTACACCCGCGCGCGCGGCGAGCCCGTCCAGCCCGCGGCCGGCGTCCCGGGCCTCGTCACGGAGCCGGTTGAGGGAGCGGTTGACGGCCGCGAGACCGGCCGCGGTTTGGTTGGCGACGCGTACGCGGATCTCGATGTCGTTACCCAAGGCCGTCCCCTCCCTCCAGCTCGTGCTCGGGCGTGCCGAGGCGCTCTACTTCGATCAGGTGCAGCAGTTCGGAGTCCTCTGCGAGCAGCGCCGACGGTAGGCAGTGGAACCGCTCGCAGAGGCCGAGGATCAGGCGGGCACGCTGGAACTCGGCTGGGGGGCCGACAGTGCTTCCATCGGGATGGACGCCACCTGGGACAGCTCGCCAGAGGGCGAGGTCCCGTCCAAAGGGGACGCCTCGTCCACCTTGCCGCCGAGCCGCTCGATCCACTCCGTGGCCAGAGCCAGAGCGAGGTCGTTGTCGATGGAGAACAGACCCTCGCGGGTGCACGGCACCGGGGTGCCGTCCTCGTCTTCGAGGTTCCAGGAGACGAGGGCATCGCCGAACGCCTCCAGTTGGCGGACCAGGCCGTTGGCCTCCTCGCCGTCCTGCTCCGTCTCGGCGTAGCCGAGCAGGTTGAGGTACTCCTGGAGACTCTTGCCACGCGCGTACGCGACCGGGTGCTCGGCATCCTGGCCGTACACCTTGTGGCCCTTAAGGGACACCTCGATCTTGCGGACCGTCTTGCGGTAGCCCATGCGGTATCCCTCCTCAGGCCCAGGTCGGGACGGTGCCGTCGGCGAGCGACAGGGGCACAGACCAGGTGAGTTCGCCGCTGTCGGAGCGGGTGAGCTGGTAGTCGGTCGGGAGCATCTCCATGGCGAGGGTGACGCCGTTGACGGTCTGGGTGACCGTGCGGGCCACGCTCGTGCTGGGGACGGTCTTGAATACGTCGTGGCTTTTGCCGGTCGCGGCGTCGAAGACGCCGTTCAGCGTGACGCTTCCGTCCGCGAGGAGAAGCAGCCGCTCGTTGGCGGACTTGCCGACCCCGGTGACGTCCTGCACGCCCCTCGGCGTGGACATCTGCCAGTTCGTGACGTTGTCCCGGATGTCACGAGCGGTGCCGCTCGCATCGTCCACGCTGAGCGTCGTCTGGCCGAGACCTGAAGCCTTCGCCATGTCAGATCACCCTTTCTCGATTTCGTCTGCGATCGCCTGCTGATGCGTGGCGAAGTCGTCCAGCCAGTTGTCCGGGCTCACGTGCACCCGGGCCTTCGTGCCGCGCGGGTTGCCGCGCCAGTCCCCGTCCCGGACCACGTACAGCGGCGGCCGGTCCAGCCGAACCCTGTGCTCCGACGCCGCGAAGCACGGCTGGCCGGCGGGGAAGACGAGGTACGACTCGCCCTCGGCGACTTGCTGCACGGTGTACTGCCGGCCCGAGTGGGTGGCCGTGTGCAGCAGGTCAGGGGTGAGGGTCTCGATCCGGGTGCGCCAGCCGTTGAGGTAGTGCGGGCACTGGGTTTCGGCGCAGGTGCCGCGGCGAAAGTGCGTGCCGACCGGCGCTACGACCGCATAGGTCTTGTACGCGGCTGGGTCCATGAGCGGGGCCACCCGGTTGAGGTGGCGGCTAGAAGCTGACATTGGCGACCTCGTTCTTGATCACGTTGACGGAGAAGGTCACCGAGGTGAAACCGCCGGTGGTCACGGTGGTCGCGCGGAGGTACCGGCGGAGGGTCGCCGTGTTCCCCAGCGCGATCCGCTCCGACGCCGGCGCCGCGGTCACCTGAGTGAAGGCGAAACTCGCGACGTCGGCGAACGTCGAGTTGTCGGCGCTGTCCTGGATCTTGATCGTGACGTCCGTCCCAGTGAACGCGATCACGTGCAGGTACGCCTGGCCGCCGAACGAGGCGCTCGCCACGGTGTCGATGCTCGTGCCCGTCGTGGCTGCCGTGTCCGTCCGCTGCCCGGCGGTAAGCTGCCGGCCCCACTCGATGCCGAACCCGTTGGACTGCGCAGCCACGCTGAATGTCAACATGCCGTCGTCGCCGCGTTGCGGGTCGTAGTTCGTCTGCTTGGCGACGAGGGAGGCTGCCGGGTCGCCGAGGGTGGTGCCCCGGCAGTACGTCATGATCACGTCGGTTCGGGGCAGCGCGCTCAGCTTCTCGTGCGTGGCCGGCGTGACCGTGTCGCTGTTGAAGAACGTCGTCATCTCGAACTGCCCCGAGCGCAGGCCGCCCTGCCGCTCGTACGCCGGCGATCGGATGCTGGTCATGTTCAGCAGGGCCGGCCCGCCGCCGATGTTGCCGAGGGCCTGGATGTCGCCCGAGGCGTCGTAGCCCGCGATGTACAGGTTGTCGCCGAGGCCGCCGCTTTTGGCCACGCTACGCCACCTCTTCCCAAAGATCGTTGACGATGCAGGGCAGCCAGATCGTCATGACCCGCTGCAACGCCCCGTCTTGGGGCAGGTAGCCGGCACGCACGTCCAACGTCTGGCCGTGAATGCCGAAGATGTCGACCTGGCGGACCAGGCCGCCGAGGGTGAAGTCGCCCGCGTAGGCGGTGCACAGGGCGTCGACTGCGGCGACCATCGCGGGGTCGATCGCGTCGAGGGGGAGTTGCTGCGCGCTGGTGTAGAGGCGGACGTTGAGGACGACCAGCGCGGTCACCGAGTCGAGGCCTGACGAGCGGACGGGGGTGACTCGGTCTACCCAGATCCCGGCTGTGAGGCCGCCGGACGGCGAGGGGTGGATCGGCTCATGGCCGTTGACCGCGTCGAAGTAGCCGGACGCGGAGGCGTGAGAGATCGCGGCGTCCAGGATGCCGCCGATGTCGAGAGCCACGATCAGCCCCCCATCTCAGGCAAATGCCGCTGGACGGCGATCTCGGCGATCTGCGGGCCGCGGGCGGCGACGGCCTGCTTCGCCACCCGCCAGAACCCGTAGCCGGCGAAGCGCGTCACCGGCGCGTTTCGGCTGCCGACGCCCTCCAGCCAGGGACCGTAGATGACGCCCTGGTCGTGGACGAGTGAAACCTCAGAGGAGACCCGAGTCGTGGTCACCCGTGTCTCGTAGTACGGGGTACGCGTCTTGAAGTTCGCCGCTGTGCCCATCAGGACCCGCTCTTCGGCGTACGCGGCGATGTCGTCGCGGGCGTCGTCGCAGGCGTCCTCGATGGCGCGCTCGGCGCGCCCATCGAAGAGGGGGCCGCGGAAGGTGATGTCGATGCTCATACGGACCTCACCCGGCCCTTGCGGCCGAGCGCGTCGTACACGGCCTGCCGCAGCGTGGTGAGGGCCCCGTTGTCGCGGTTCCGTTCCCCTCCACCCTCGCCGGTACGGAGGGCCCGTGTGTACCCGGACGTCTCGGAGGTGAGCCGGCCGATCGCCTCCGCGATGACGAGGTCCCGGACCAAGCCCGGCGGCTCCCAGCGGACGACGGTCGCACCGTTGGTGTGGGTGGTCGCGGTGGTGCCGAGCGCGCCGCGGGTCACGGTCAGGGAACGCGAGGCGTAGATGCTGGCGCCGACCGGGTGCGCGGCGAGGACGGACCCGTCCCAGCCGCGCTTCATGGTCAGCGTGTTCCCGGCGATGTCCACGATGAGCATGCGCTCGGACTCGATCAGCAGTACCTCGTCCACTGCGAAGCCGGTGCCGTCGGCCACGGTGAGGGCCACGTTGTTCTGCTGCGCGGTCAGCCCGCTCCCGCCGAGCGTCTGCCCGGTGCTGACCATGCTGCGGCCGGTGACGAGCATCCGCTCCGAGTCGACCCGGATCACGGAGCCGACGCCGAGAGTCGCGGCGGCCGGGCCGTCCACGGCCATCGTCGTTGCGGTAGTGGAGGAGACGGCGCCAGCCAGCGCGCCCGCGGTGGTCTCGTCGTTGCTGTAGCCCCACAGCCCGGTGATGGTGATGTCTTGCTGGTGGGTGCTGCCGCCGCCCCACGCCGCGCTGGTGCCGATGTTGATCTCGATACGGTTGTACGGCGGGCCGCTGCGGTTGGGCTCCAGCAGGACGTCGGCCAGGGGGATGGCGACGCCGCCGCTGGTGATGGAGGTGAGGGAGATCAGCTCGCTGTCGTCCAGCCACAGCCGCCACGACGGCCGGTACTCGGCGTAGGGCCAGTCGAAGTAGCGGGTGCCCTGCTCCGGGTAGAAGCGTCGGTGGCACAGGTGCTCGACGTCCCGGGACGCGGACTGGAGGGCACGGTCGATCTGGGCCGTGTTCCGCGCGGTGGGCTTGCTGTCCATGGCGCGCTGCACGTCCTCACGGGTCGCGTACACCGGCTGCTGAGTCATCTCTCACCTCCTCTCTCTTGTCGTGCGGGTGGTCAGTCGGTGCGCTCGGGCCAGTGCCAGGTGCCGCCCTCGCGGCCCTCTTCGGACTGCATGACGCCCCGGTCGAAGAACACGCCCGTGGGGTTCAGCACGGCGAGGCCCACAGGGACCGCGATGTTCCGCTTGTCCGCCTCGGAAGCGCCTTCCGGCCACTCACCAACTTCCGTGATGATCGCCGCCCGGCACTGCGAGGTGTACTCGCCGCCCGGGGTGCCGTAGCTGACGTAGTGGACGACGCGGCCCACGCTCGGCTTCACGCGTCCCCCTCCTCGTCAGCGGAGTTGGTCACCGACGTACCGGCCGCCGGGCCGCCATCCGCAGAACGGGCAGAAGAGGAGTCCGTCCGGGCCCGACCGGAGCGGCTCCCCGTCTTCTGGGCACGCTTCCGGGTCCCGGTCTCGCTCGTCTCGGGCGAGGGCTGCTCCTTCGCGGAGGATGTCGATGAGCTGGTACCAGCTGATACGTCCTCACCCCTCTCCTCGGTGTGCACGTCGGACGGGCCGCCGTGCACGGTGACCTTCGCCATGTCGTCCTCGCTTCCGTCGTCGACGCGGACCTTGCAGCCGCACTGCGGGCATCGGGGGGCGCCGACCGCATACCGTGCGGTGCAGTCGGCGCACGTCCACACCGCCACGATCAGGCCCCGGTCGCCGGCAGGTTCTGCGGGGCGCGCTGCGCGAGCAGGTCGCGGGTGATCGCGTTCACCGTGCCCGCACCCGTGCTGGTCAACTTCACGTACTTGTAGCCGTCCGACAGGCTGGTCCCTTCGACCGCGACGACCATCGCGTTCTGCGTCGCCGCTGCCGCTGTGACCACCGTGGCCGCCGCGGCCTGCGTGCGGCGGGTCCACGCGTCCGACCCGTTGCCGGTGCAGGTGTGGTACTCGGTGATGACCGCCAGGTTCTGCGCGCCGGTACCCGAGGAGTCCTTGGCCTCCTGGAGGGTGTACGTGTCGCCGACCGCGCCCGCGAGGTAGCAGGAGAAGTCGATACCGGCCGCGGCGCCCTTGAGGGCGATCCACACGCCG